TATATCTATCACGATTTATATCTATCACGATTTATATCTATCACGATTTATATCTATCACGATTTATATCTATCACGATTTATATCTATCACGATTTATAGTAAAAATATATTTTTATTTGAAATAATAAAAAGTATAATTATAATATATAGATGTATAATACAAACAAGATTGTTATAGTACTTGCAATAGTAATAATAGTCATACTTATTACAAATAGCAATGTATCCAAAAAAGAGCCATTTAATACAAGTCTCTATGAATTTAAAACACATACATTTACAAACGCAGGTAAATCTGGACGTTTAGGACCTATTTTTATTGATATTAGGAATGCATATTCTGAAATACCATGGGCAATGGAAACAATGTATTTATATATGGAAAAAAATGATGGTATACAATTATGGACTGTACCAAAAACTGGAGAATATGTTATAGAAGCAATAGGTGCATCTGGAAATATAAAACTATATAATATTGGTAATGGAATACATGTAAAAACAACAGTCACATTAAAAAAGGGAGATATAATTAAGATATTGGTAGGACAACAAGGAAATGGTACAGGAGGTGGCGGTGGAACATTTGTAACAACAAAAGATAACGAACCAATAATTGTTGCAGGTGGAGGTGGTGGTTGGAATTATGGAGACGAAAGTTCCGTTATAGGTTATGAAAATGATGCATTTGAAAATATTCCTAGTAATGGAAATATTAATTCAAATGGTCTTAAAACCAAAAGTACTCCAAATAATAGTGAACATAATAGTGGAGATGTAGAAAGCGATGGTGATGCTGGATATGGCGGTGGTGGCTCTAAATTTGCTGGAGGTGGTGGTGGCTTTTATAAAGATGGTATTGATGCACGTGATAGTACTGGTGGAATAGGTGGATTTTCATTTATAGAAGGTGGTAGAGGAGGTCGATCAAGTGAAATTAATAGAAATATAGATCCAGACAAACAATATTATTGGATTAAACCACATGTATTTAATAATTGTGATGGTGGTTTTGGCGGTGGTGGTGGTGGTTGGAATTTAGGCTGTGGTGGAGGAGGTGGGGGTTATTCTGGTGGGGGTGGTGGAGGTATAATTGGACCAGGAGCATGGAAAATGCCATGGTTAGGTGGAGGCGGTGGTAGTTATAGTAGTACACCAACGACTTTTACTTTTATGGGTTATTCTGTAGGACCTGGTAAAGTTATTATATCTTTATCTGAACATTATAAACCATTGCGTTCTACTCCTGTATATGAAAGTAGACCAATACCACCATGTCCATCAGGATGGTATAAAGATGGTAATCAGTGCTTACAAATTTGTGAAAATAATAATCAATCAAGACATCCAGATGGAACATGTGTATGCCATACAGGTCATTCATGGAATACCACTTGCAATAATAATTTTAGTTGCATATCTAAAAGATGTACACGTTTTACAGATCCTACTTTGCCTTTACCCAAGCCAGATATGTATAAATGGTGGTGATACATCTATATCTATTACAATATATAGTAAAAAAGTTTTTTTTATTTTTTGAAATAATAAAAAAGATTAATTATAATATATAGATGTTTAGTTCAAACAAGATTGTTATAGTACTTGCAATAGTAATAATAATCATACTGATTACAAATAGCAATGTATCCAAAAAAGAGCCATATTACGAACAGGCAAATAATATGATATCCATAGAACCTGTGTATATTGAAATGGAATTATATGGTTATGGAGGTGATACAAAAAATATAATGCTTACATTTCGTAATGGTAATATTAGTAAAAAGAGTGATTTAATTTGGAATGTTAATGGCACGTATACAATTTCTCCTAATAGTTATATTTATATTGGTGGAGAAAACTTACAAAATCTTTATCCCTCATTACAAAATCTTTATATAGAAGAAGTACCTTCATTACCAAATCCTTATAAATTAAATCCATCTATATCTAACATACACTATGAACTAAGAGATAAAAATGGTAATGTTATTCCATCTACATATGATGAATATAATTGGGTTAAAATATTTGTAAAAGATGGCCAATACGTAATACAGCCTACTATAAGTGGTGATGAGATATATAAAACTGGACAAGTAGGTAGTTGGTCATATAAAATAATGGCTATTCCAACTGCCTTTAATATATCACAGCAACATATACAGCCTTCTCCAACCAGAAAAAGACCAATACCTCCTTGTCCATCAGGATGGTATCAAAGTGATAATCAGTGCTTACAAATTTGTTCAAATAATAATCAGTTAAGAAATCCAGATGGAACATGTATATGTAAAAAAGGAGGATATAATCAAAGTTGTCATCCAGAATTTTTATGTTTTTTTAATAATAGTTGTATAAAACGTACAGAACATTATTATGCTTCTATTACATTAAAATTAGATTTTAATCAAAATGATAGTCCAAAAATGTTAGTTAATTTTAGTAATCATATAAATACAAATTCATTAATATGGGATGTTGGTAATATTACATATTCGGCTCCTCAAAATAGTTATATTTATATTGGTGGTAATAAAACCCAATCAATACCAAATGCTTATAAAATAGGTTCAGGAGGAGTAATAGATAACAATATAAATTATTTATTAAGAGGAAATAATTTTGTTAAATTAGAACGTATTGATAATGAATATGCAATAAAAATAATAACTTATGGAAGCGATATAGTAAAACATTTAATATACACATTAATAGCATATTGATAACAGTATCAGAACACAAATTTAAACATTTTTAATTCAAACAAAATTATTATTGTACTCACAATAGTAACAATAATCATATTTATTACTAATAGCAATGCAATGAAAATATATTTTTATTTGAAATAATAAAAAATATAATTATAATTATAATATATACATGTTTAATTCAAACAAAATTATTATAGTACTTGCAATAGTAATAATAGTCATACTGATTACACATAGTAATGTATCCAAAAAAGAGCCATATTACGAACAGGCAAATAATATGATATTACCTCCTTTTACACCTGCATATATTGAAATGGAATTATATGGTAAAGGAGGTGATACAAATAATATAACACTTACATTTCGTAATGGTAATATTAGTAAAACGAGTGATTTAATTTGGAATGTTAATGACACGTATACAATTTCTCCTAATAGTTATATTTATATTGGTGGGGAGAAATCACCATCAATACCAAGTGCAAGTGCAAGTGCAAGTAAAGTAAATTCATCTATACCTCATATACACTATGAACTAAGGGATATAAACGGACAGGTTATACCATCTACATATGATATATATAATTGGGTTAAAATATTTGTAAAAGATGGCCAATACGTAATACAGCCAACTATAAGTGGAGAGGAGTTATATTATAAAACTGGACAGGTAGGTAGTTGGTCATACAAAATATTTGCTAGACCAACACTTCGTAATATATCACAGCAATATATACAGCCTTCTCCAAATTAAAAAATTATAAGAAGAAGGTTTTATTAAACATAGTTTAGAACATTATAAACTATTTATACATACAGATAAGGTGGAATTAGCAACATGTATAAATGTATTATCAAATAAAATGTATTATCAAATAAAATGATGTTTAACTTTTGATACTTTGTGTTTTCTATTTTGTTGCATATTTATAACTATTATTATTTATAACTAATGCAAATTATTACTTTTTATAACTAATGCAAATTATTACTTTTTATAACTAATGCAAATTATTTACTTTTTATAACTAATGCAATTTATAACTATTATTATTTATAACTAATGCAATTTATAACTAATGTAATTTATAACTAATGCAATTTATAATTATTTATATATATTACAATTTATAGTAAAAATGTTTCTAAAATATATTTTTTAAAATAATAAAAAGATTAATTATAATATATACATGTTTAATTCAAACAAAATTATTATTGTACTCACAATAGTAATAATAATCATATTTATTACTAATAGCAATGTAATGAAAAAAGAACCATACTCAGTAATACAAAATGAGATAAAATCACAGGAAGATTGTGATAAAATATGGCCAGGTTCAACATTTGATAATTATATTGATATAATCACTGATTGGCCAAATAAAAAAATAGTTCCAACATGTTATAAAGGTGGATGTATAGGTAATGGTCAATGTGTTAATTTGACATTTCCAAAACATTTGAACAATCCAAAAAAATGTATTTAATAAGAAAGATATATAATAAATAATAACATTTACAAAATACTCTTAGATAAACTTTTACTCCTATTTGTTGCATATTTATTAAACCATGATTGAAATATATCACTTATACCTGCACCACCAAAGGTGCCTTTGGCACCACCAACACCTGCACCACCAAAGGTGCCTTTGGCATCACAAATATCACCAAAGGTGCCTTTGGCAGCACTACACAGTAATTTTTTAGATTCATTACAAGTAAATCCAAAATAAATACCTTTAGGATTGGAAGTTAAAATATCTTCTTTAGAAATGCCTAAATTATCAAATGTTTTTTGTAATATAATAAATTTTTTAGAAAGTTTATAATTATAACCATATTCAAACTTAAGATAATCATTACATATTTTGGTTACTTCTGATGGAATATCTTTAACACTATTACCTTTAGTATAGCCGATAAATTTTAATTCCTTAAGTTTATCATATTGAACAGATTTACCGTATAGAGATGTTGTTGTTATACCTAATAATGGTTCATTATATTTTTTGTAATAATAATCATTAACTTCTTTTGAAAATGCTAACATTGCTAATAACTTTCCACCAGTAAAATTAAAACCAAATGGTTGAATAGGAACACAAGTACTCATATTCATAATATATTTTAATTTTTTATTTTTTTCAGCAATTGTCCAGCCAATATATCTATCTCTATCATCTAATGAATAATAATCACTACTTAAACTTAAAATACCTAAATATTTATCTGTAATTTCATCTTTAACTAAAATATAAATTTGTCTACCAATAAGACTGGAATTTTTAGTTTTTTTAAGACTTGAAATTGATTTTCTATAATAATTCCAAATATCAAGTTGTTTTTTATTTTCAACAAATTCCAATTTTATTTTAATTTTAGAAACATCACTTAAAGTTGCATTTTTATTATACATAAGATTTTCATAAAATTCTTTATTTTGAAAAAATTTTTCATGTGCAAGAATTTTAACATTTTTACATAAACTTAATATTTTATCTTGTATTGTTTGAGTATTTTCTTCAACTGAAACTTCCTTTAATACTGTATGTTTATAAATTTTAAGTAAATGATGAAAAAATTCATCTAATGAAAATATATTTTTCATAATATTACAAGTATAACAACATGGAACAATATTACCACATATATAACCAACTTTTGAATTTACTCTATCAATACCTCTACAACCATTTACAAAGCCATTCTTACAATAATGACAATTTTGTTGTATAATATTTTTATAAGTTTCTTTTGATATTTCATAATTAATTTTTCTATTTTTTGCTTCATAAATAAATTTTGAATATTTTGAATTTTCTCCACAAATAAAATGTTTTTTATAATCATTATTAATTTCTTTATTTATATAGGCATTTATAGATAATAAATATGTTATAATTTCTAAGAACTTTTGCAAATTATAATTACTTTTCATTATATTACATAATTTACAACAACTTACACAATTTTCTTTAGAATAGTTTTTTTTTGAATCAATTCTATCTATACCATTGTATCCTACTAATTTAGTACAATAATGACATTTATTCTTAAAATATTCTGTAGCCTCTTTATCAGTCAAATTCCAATTAATACTTCTTTTTGATGCTGAACTTTTATAATCATATAATTTACGAAGTAGTGGATCTTTAGATGCTCTATTTTGTTCAACTTTATTATATGTTTCATAACATTCTAAACATCTACTATTTTTATAACTATCTAAATTAACAATCTTATTACATTTTACACACATTTTATTATTATTAGTTTTATTATATTCAATTGCTTTTTCTCTCTTTTCTCTATTAAGAGTATTTTCTTTATTTTTTTCCAAAGTTCTACATTTAGAACATGTTTTTATATCTAAACCTATAATTTCAAAGCAACCTCTTTCCCAGTTTCTACACATGTTTTTACCAGAACTAATTGCATCTTTATATCTTTTCCAACTTATATGTAATTCACAAACATCAGAATTTTCCTTTGCTTGATTAGTACATGGCATTCCATTTTTAGTAATACCTATACATTTAACTACTTCTTCTTTATTTTCTTTTCTTATTTTTTCACCTCTTACACGACACTTTTCACATATTTTATAATTTTCATCAGTTTTATTTTTAAATGGATTTCTACAACCAGAACAAAATTGTAAATTTATAATATCTTCTTTATTATATACACCTTCATATATACTATGTCTTTTACAATATAACTTATTTTCACTTAATGCTCTCCATGAACACGGCTCTTTTTTTTGATTTACCATATAACACATATGTACTTTTTGAAGTGCTAAACGCGATGGTGCTATTTTTCTTTTAGATGTATTGTTATTAACCGTATTGTTCGTATTGCTATTAACCGTATTGTTCGTATTGTTATTAACCGTATTGTCCATATTGCTATTAACCGTATTGTCCATATTGCTATTAACCGTATTGTCCATATTGCTATTAACCGTATTGTCCATATTGCTATTAACCGTGTTGTCCATATTGCTATTAACCGTATTGTCCATATTGCTATTAACCGTATTGTTCGTATTGCTATTAACCGTATTGTTCGTATTGCTATTAACCGTATTGTCCATATTGCTATTAACCGTATTGTCCATATTGCTATTAACCGTATTGTCCATATTGCTATTAACCGTATTGTCCATATTGCTATTAACCGTATTGTTATTAACCGTATTGTCCATATTATCTTTTTTTATTGTTTTTATTGTTTTTATCTATGTTTATATGTATAAATCAATTTTTATTATCTATTTGTAAAAATATTATTTTATAATAACATTTTTTCTAATTAAAAAAGTATAGTTGAAACATAATAATACATACTTGAACGTTCTATATATTATGTCTAAATTAATTGCTATAGGCCAAACCCCCCATTCCCGACATCACGCGTAATACATTATAATTGGTGTCATAGATATAGCATTCAGTGGATGGGCCGACAACAGATAAGGCAGGAGGATTTCTGGATGAATCAGCATATGGGTAATCAGTCCATAAGTTAAGAATGAGAGTAGTGTTATCAATTCTTGAAAGATTGCAAGTGCCTGAGGGTTGGTGTTGTTCAGGGTGTAAGGCAAATGAGTAGACATTGACACCGTTGGAAGGAGTAGAACTGTGATAGTTGTAAGTTTCAATGAGGTTAAAGTAAGCACCTTCTCTGGTATCAAATCTATCATGACCGTTGAGTTGGATAAGACCAGTCTTGACAGGGTTGTATCTGTTGTTGATGAGGAGACCACTGCATAAGGGAAGAACAGCCCAGATATCCATATCAGAAAAGTTCTGGTTTCCGTTAACAGAGGTGTATCTGTTATCGTTCCATGATGCAACAGGGACTGAAACATCTCTGATAGTGACATTTTGTTCAATGGCTTTGACAACATAGGTAAGAGTTCCTGCTTTGCCAGTGCCGTTGACATTAACAACGTTGTAATAGATTAAAACAACAAATTTAGTAATGTAATCACCAAGGTTATATTCGGGTTTTTGAGGGTTGGTTAAAACATCACGTCTAAATTTGAAGTTAACGTTGGTAGTATCGGCAGCGGAACCATTGGCTTGAACGTAAAGTTCTTTGGCATAATCGCTGGGGTGTTTGGCTTCATCAACACCTTGACCAGCAACATAGGTAAATACAGAGTATTTAGATTTATTTCTGGTGTTGGTGCTAACAGAGTTAACAGTGTTCCAGTTGTCATAGGCAACAGATGAAATGTTAACTTCTGGAGAAGCATCAGGAGTTGGAACGGGTATAGCGGAGGTATCGCCAACTTGGACGGAACCAGTGATAACGTTGTTGGCAGCGTATTCAAGGGCAGCGGTCCAGTCATCGGTGTGGGAGTAGCAAAGGAAGGGAGAGTTTCCAGAGATGTAATCACCAGATTTAATGTTCCAGATGAGTTCTTTAGTGGGGTGGTTAAAGCCGAGTTTGACACGGAGAGGGTTGTTGTTAACGGCTTCAACACCAGTGAATTGGAGTTGGTTGATGAGGTATTCGTGTCCAACTTGAGCGAATCTGCGTCTTTCTTCAGTGTCAATGTATACATAGTCAACAAGGAGAGACATATCGTTCATGACACCAATACCGTTTCCAAGTCTGGAGGCAGTAAGGTTGTTGGTGTGGCAGATAAGTTCTTGGAAGGGGTTGGTTTCAATCCAGAGTCTGACTTCGTGGTATTGAAGAGCAATGAGAGGAAGGGCTAAACCAGTGTTAGTGTTGCACCAGAAAATTAAAGGAACAAATAAAACGTATGGTTGAGTGAATTTTCCTTGAGAATCTGGGGATCTAAGAGCAGTAAGTTCTTCAACATCACCAACAAGAGCATTGTAGGCGGGTTGAGTGTTTACGTTCTTGGTAAGATCGTTCCATACACTCATCCAGTGACCCCAGTGTTTGTCAATTTGGGAACCACCGATTTCAAATTGGATGTTATCAATTAAGAAGTTTCCTACTTGTCTAACCCAGGCAAAGAGAAATTTGTTTCTTTCAACTTCAGATTGAGGAACATTGTTCATGGAAACAGATGCAAGTTCAACTCTTAAGTACATCTTGGTTACAAGATCACCATTTCTGGTGATGGTAACAGTAACTCTCTTGCCAAAGTCTGCAGTACCGTTAAGAGTAAGTTCTACAGTTTCAATAGCAAAGTTAGTGTATCTTCTATATACTACTTTAAAGAAAGTAATTTGAGGATTGCCAGTAAGATAAACATCTTGTGCGCCATAAGCGACTAATTGCATTAAACCACCACCCATGTGTTATTATATATTATAGTTTTAGAAAAAAAAAATATAAAAAAATTTTTTATTATCTATATATAATTTTATATATTTTTTGGGTGTTAAAATATATTTAGCGTGTCCTATATGCTTTACTACTTTTAATGTATTTGATGCTTTTGATGCGTTTAATGCTTTTGGTTTAGAAACTTGCGTTTATGAACTTAATATAATAATTAATTTAAAAAAATGTTAACTTTTAATTCATTATACATGTATGAATAGTGGACAATTTAAATTTAAACCAGATAAAATTAAGTATTTAACTAATGTAAGTACTTTAGATAGTTCGCATACCAAAATTATTGATGATATAAATAAAAAAAGAAATTTCTTACCTAAGAAAGAAAAGAAATTAGAAAAATTAAAATCTATGTTAAAAGAACTTGAAGATAATTCTAATTGTGTAGATAATTATGTTTATTTAAAATCTAAAATCATTGAAGATATTGATATTTTAACAAATGAAATTGATGAAATATGTAATCATGATGATGAAATTAACTATTTTAGTAAAACTTATAATATTTTATTTAATTATTATGATCAATATGATGGTATTAACAATAATGATTATATGTCTAATATAACGTCACAACCACTACAACCGCCACCACCACAACCACTACAACCACTACAACCGCCACCACAGCAACCACCAAAACACACATTAAAAACAATGCAGGTAGATAAGGGTTGTGGTGAAGGTGAAGGTGAAGGTGAAGGTGCAGGTGGCGGGACAGGGGTAGGTGCAGGTGGCGGGACAGAGGTAGGTATGGGTGAATATGAAGGTGGTGGGACAGAGGTAGGTGATGGGGAAGATGATTTAGATATACTATTTAAAAAATCGGATAAGGTTGATAAACTTGAATTATTAAATCAATTATCTAAACAAAAAAGAAAAGAAAAAAAAACAACACGTAAGCGTATTAAAAATATTGAAACATTAGTAAAAGATAATAATAATATTTTTAATTATTTAGAAAAGGGAAAATTAGATGAAGTTGTTTGTAATAAGCAACATATACAACCAAAAGTATATCAGGATAAAGCAACATTATTTGAAGAATTTCGTTTAGTTATAGATGGTGTACATACACATAAGAAAATAAATAAATTTTGTATTAATTGCAATATTGATAAAATATTAATATATTCTGAGGGTACATATACTTGTACTAATTGTGGGGAAGTTGAAAGTTGTATTGTAGAAAGCGATATAACAAGTTATAAAGATCCAATGGTTGAAAAACCAACATTTCCATATAAAAGAAAAAATCATTTTTGCGAGTGGATAAATTATCTTAACTGCTCGTTAAAGTATATACCCTTTATATTAAGGGCAAAGTATATACTAATCTCCTTCTTATAAACCTAAAGCCGTAAGGGCCATAAGAAGGAGGTGACATATCCAAATTGCGGGAACATCTTTACAATCTAATTACCACTTTAAATTAGCAATTTTTTAAAGGAACATGGATAATAGCCATACCCAACGGTAAAAATATTAGATTTTAGACAATCCGCAGCCAAGTTTCTAAATTCACATTTAGAAAAAGGTTCAGAGACTAGATGGATATGGGTCCCCGCAAACCAAATGCACAACCAAATGCACAACCAAATGCACAACCAAATGCACCAACCAAATGCACCAACCAAATGTACAACCAAATGCACAACCAAATGAACCAACCAAATGCACATACAACTAACCAAATGCACAACCAAATGTACATACAACTAATCAAATGCATATCCATGGAAACGTGCATAAAAGCAATTAGGGAGCAAGGGGGCTTAAGGTATAGTCCACAACGGGTTAAGCCAATTTCAAGCCAAAGAATCAACAGAAATACCAACTGATATAATAGAATTAATAAAAAACGAGTTAAAAAAGATGCGTATTAAAAAAATAGAAATATTAGCATTATCACAATTTAAAACAATATTAAAAAAGTTAAAATTAAATGAATATTATGAGCATATTCCATATATAAAGTCGAAGATAACAAACATACCTGCACCAATGATAAGCAAAGAGATAGAAAATAAATTCAAGTCAATGTTTGACCAAATACAGGAACCTTTTGAAAAGTACTGTCCAAAAGATAGGATTAATTTTTTAAGTTATTCTTATGTTTTACACAAGTTCTGTCAATTATTAGAGTTAGATGAATTTATTAAATGCTTCCCTTTACTGAAAAGCCGTGTTAAATTGCGTTCTCAAGATGAAATATGGAAAAAAATATGTAAGGATGTTAAATGGGAGTATTATCCATCAATATGACCCCCCCTTTGTATAAACAATGCATTTACTTATAAATAATATTTTTTTGTAAATATTATATATATACACACATATAACATGGATTATGAAAAAAAGTATCTCAAGTATAAGAGTAAATACAATCTT